AGCAGGATGATCGCGATTCATACACGAATAAGCGCATTGATTTAACGGGGGCATTGTTGAATAATTTATTTCGAAACTACTTTAACAAGGTTGTAAAAGACATGACGAAACAAGTCATTCGAGAAATCAATACGGGTTCATGGCGCTCCACCGAAGATTATCTTGGAATTATCAACAAGACCAACGTATATAAAATTATTAAATCAACAACCATTGAAAATGGCATCAAACGCGCACTGTCGACCGGGGATTTTGGTATTAAAAATATAAACACAAATAAGGTCGGCGTTGCACAAGTTTTGAATCGCTTGACATACGTCTCCAGCTTGAGTCACCTCCGCAGAGTAAACACCCCAATTGACAAGAGCGGAAAACTCATTGCGCCTCGAAAACTTCATAACACTACATGGGGATTCCTCTGTTTGGCAGAATCTCCTGAAGGTGCAAGTGTTGGCGTTGTTAAAAATATCAGCTACATGTCACACATTACAATTCCAAGCAATTCCGAGTCCCTTCATACACAAGTTGAAGCGCATATTGAATCACTAGATGCAATTGCAGATTGCAAAGATTTATACGATAAAGTAAAAGTATTTGTAAATGGCGCATGGGTCGGAATCAGTAGAGACCCGATAGAATTGTACGACCTTTTGAAGGACAAGAAATGCAAGGGAATCATCAATATTTATACTTCAATCGTATTTGATATTCGAAACAAGGAAATCCGCATTTGCAGCGACTCGGGGAGAATCACGCGTCCCGTTTTGCGCGTAAAAGATAACAAGTCGTTTATTACCGCCGACATCCTTCGTAAACTGGACCGCAAAGAATTGAGTTGGGACGATCTCGTAACCGACTGCAAAATTGATAACGCGCTTATTGAATACATTGACCCCGAAGAGCAGAATTTTAGCATGATTGCCATGAAACGAACGGATCTCCGAAATTCGATTTTACAGCGAGGATCTCAATATTATAATTACACCCACTGCGAAATTCACCCAAGCACGATTTTTGGGATTTTGGCGTCCTGTATTCCGTTTCCCGAGCACAACCAGGCACCCAGAAATACTTATCAGTGCGTTGGAATTTGCGAAAATGTCCTAATGGAAGACGGTTCACGAAGACAAATAAAAGATGTTGCCATCGGCGATCGTGTTGTGTCATTTAATCCCAACACATTTGAAATGACAATAACCAATGTTGTAAATCACTTTATTCGTAAAAATGATCATCCTGTTTACAAGGTCAAAACTATTAGCGGAAGAGAAATCGTAGCAACAGAAGATCACAAATTTATGACGAATTGTGGTTGGAAAACTGTGGCTGAATTAATACAGGATGACAAGTTAAGAATTGGAATCTATGCAGATAATACATTTACAAAAGAGAATGAATATTCGAAATTGACATCCTCTTCTTCTTCTTCTTCTTCCACTGCTAAATATGTAAAAATGGGCATCGAAGAATGGATGAAGGATATTCAAGTTGTTAATAACTTGGCATTTATACCGATTGAATCTATAACAAGACAAGAAGATTGCATGATTTCCGACATTGAAGTTGAACACGACAATCATTCGTTTATTGCTGGAGACAATTTTGCAAGTTCAAACTGCGCTATGGGTAAGCAAGCGATGGGCATGTACGTCACCAACTTCCATCACCGCATGGACAAGACGGCCTATGTCCTATCCAATCCCATGCGCCCCCTTGTCGATACCCGCGTCATGCGCATGATTAAATTGGATGAAATCCCGTCCGGCGCACCCGTCATCGTCGCCATTATGAGTTACACCGGATACAATCAAGAAGACAGTATTTTGATAAACAAGGGCGCAATCGATCGCGGGTTGTTCAGCGCAACCATTTACCACACCGAAAAAGACGAGGACAAGAAACTCAACGGCGACGAGGAAATCCGATGCAAGCCCGATTCAACGAAAACAAAAGGAATGAAATTCGGAAATTACGGCAAACTTAACAGCAAGGGCGTCATCCCGGAAAATTCAATCATCGAAAATCGCGACATCATCATGGGGAAAGTGCTTCCCATCAAGGAAAACAGAAACGATCACACTAAAATCATCAAATACGAAGACGCAAGTAAAATGCACAGGACAACCGAAGATTCATACGTCGACAAAAATTACACTGAACGAAATGGCGACGGCTACGTCATCTGCAAAGTCCGCATTCGCACATTTCGTAAACCCGTCATAGGAGATAAACTCAGCAGTCGTCACGGACAAAAGGGCACCATCGGAAACATCATCCCCGAAATGGATATGCCATTCACGAAAAGCGGCCAGCGCCCCGATATCATTATTAATCCACATGCCATCCCGTCTCGTATGACCATCGCGCAACTCAAGGAAACCTTACTCGGAAAAGTTCTCCTCGAACTCGGCCTCTTCGGTGACGGAACATCCTTCGGAGAACTCGACGTTTACACCATTCGAAACGAACTCCTAAAACTCGGCTACGAAAACAACGGAAATGAACTCTTATATAACGGCCTATCCGGCGAACAAATTGAATCCAGTATTTTCATAGGTCCTGCATTCTACCAGCGTCTGAAACACATGGTAAATGATAAACAACACAGCAGATCCATCGGTCCAATGGTAAATCTCACGCGTCAGCCGGCAGAAGGCAGATCGCGAGATGGAGGGTTACGATTTGGAGAAATGGAGAAAGATTGCCATGATGGAAGCACACCAATTACGCTCACAAATGGTCTCAGTGTAAGATTAGATTCACTCGGTGAAAATGATGAACATGTAAATATTATGGGTTGGAGTGAGGAAAAAAATGGAATGATTCCTTCTAGACAAGTTGCATTCATGGACAAGGGAATGCGCGATTGTGTTGAATTAACATTTGAAGATGGTAGAAAACTTACATGCACTGAGGATCATCCTGTATTAACTTCTGATAATACATGGGTTAAGGTAAAAGATCTTGAATTGAATGCAACTAAAATTAAAACAAGTATAACTTGTCCACTTGTAAATATTAAAGAAGAAATTAAAGAATGTTCTGAATGGAAACTTCAGGTTGGAAATATATTACTTCAAACGAATACTCACGAAGAATATATGAAAACTCTTGCATTTGCGCGCATAATTGGACTTTTAATTACTGATGGACATATGAATATGAAAGACAAAGTTGCAATGTTATTTTTAGGACATATGTTAGATGTATATTCTGTATTAGAAGACATTAAAATGTTTTGTGAAAGTCAACAAACAAATTTTGTAACTAAAAATTTATTTATAGTTAGAATTCCTGCAAAATTAACGAATCAAATTATTCAGTTACCTGGTTTGTTAAGTGGACGAAAAGTAAATCAGACAGGAATGCTTCCCGAATTTATATTGGATGAGAAATGTCCTCGCCCTATTGTCCGTGAATTTCTTGGCGGAATGTTTGGTGGTGATGGACATACATGCGTTCTAGGAATGCATAGAGGAAAGCGTGATTTGTTATCATCCGTTTCATTTTCACAAACAAAAACATATGAGCATCGCGAATCGTTGCAAACAATGTTTGAAGATATACAGAAGTTACTTGCAAAATGCGGTATTCATAATACGACAATTCAAAAGGCAAAGGAAACGTCCTTTTCCAAAAATAAATTTCAATTACAAGATAAAAACGACGCATCAAATCGGAGTTTTCAGTTGACGCTTCATCTTCCCATTGAACAACTTATTCCATTCTCTGAAAAAATCGGGTTTCGTTACTGCTGCCACAAGTCGCAGCGCCTCGAAGCCGGTGTTTCTTATCGCCGCCTGCGTGAAGAAGTTTGCCGTCAACACAATTGGCTGGTGAATCGTGTTGATGAAATCACGCATTTCAAGGAAATCAAAACGAAGAATCCGGACAAAACGGTGCCTACAAAGAGTGCAATTCTTCAAGCGGTGGAAGAGCTAAAAAAAACAGAAGGACTCCTTCATGATTACGCGATTCCAAATACGCACGACATTACAGATCACCTGATTAAAGGAACAGAGTTTGGTAAATTCACATCCAAATCATTTCCCACTGCGGAACAATTCATGGAAAAAATTGGAGCGCTCAACTGGTTTCTAAGTGATGATAACCAACCCAAAAAATTTGATCATATGAACGAAGAAGTATTAGAAAAAACAGAAGAAAAAGAAGAAAATGAATTGAGTGCAGGATACGGCGTGCACCGCGAAAGCGCTTCGCTCCCCACGATGAATCTTGAGGTTGTCTCGCGCATCAACGTCGGCCCGAAACACGTGTATGACATTAGCGTGGAAGATACGCATTCCTTCCTTGCAAATGGAATCGTTGCACACAATTGCATGGTGTCACACGGAGCTTCGCGATTCACGCGTGAGCGACTCTACGACGTTTCCGATAAATACCAGGTGCATGTCTGCTCAAAATGCGGAATGGTTGCGGCATACAATGACGCGCTTGGAATTCACTGCTGCAAAATGTGCGACAACCGAACCGATTTCGCATATGTCGAGATTCCGTATTCATGCAAACTCCTGTTTCAAGAACTGCAAACGATGAATGTAGTCCCGCGAATTATGACGGAGTAATATATTATATTATTATTATTGGTTTAAAGGCAATCAAGGTAAGTAGAAGAAATAAAATTTTATAAAAAATAAAAATATATATTTTTTTCAAATATATATATTATTATATATATATTTACAATGATGAAATATAAAAAACGTTTATCTGCTAAAAAAAAACAACAACGAAACAAATTAAGGAAGTCAGGTAAATGCATATCATCGACGATTACTCAGAGTGGTGGTACACACAGAGATCTATTTTGGGTAGCTAAAAGATTAGGAAATTACTCAAAATTTACATGTATGGCAATTCATCCAGTCCATCCTTTGTTGGCGATTTGTGACGATTCTTTTCAACAAAATATGTTGTATCGAATAGTTGAACGTCTCCCTCGCCCTGAGTTTCCGGGTCGTTATAACCCGTCTTATTTGGCGCCGACACGTCTCAATGATGGTAGGGTTGATTGCATCGCTTTTCATCCGACGCTTCCTCTTGTTGCGGGTATTCATAATGAAACATCAATAACTGTTTGGAATATACAAGAGTTGGTAGGTCGAATTGATCAAGTGCCATTAAATATTGAAAATAAACGCAATGAACTTAGAGAAATGATTAAGCGATCAAAAGACGCGACTGAAATCGAAGAATTGGATGAACAACTCGATAATTTGAAAGACCCAGAATTAAATTCGTTTGCAACGACAAATATACCTGACCTAAAACTGTCTTGTCTCGCATTTCATCCAACGATGCCGTTTATTGTAGTTGGTTGTACAGATTATAGATCGAATCCGAATCTTTCTATCATTAAGATATTTCGTATCGATGATGATGCTACTAACATGACAGAAGTAACTAAAAATTCAGCCGTGGCTTCAGCAGCAGGTTTGGCTTCATTGATGTCTCGTTCTTCAGTTTCGGATAGTTCTGAAACCGCTGCTGCGATGTCAGCGGCAGATGTAACAGGAGCACAAGAGGCAGCGTTGGCTTCAGCTGCTATTATAATTCCGATAGACGAGGAGGATACTGTGTATGACATTGAATCGATTGTATTCAGTCATGATGGAGTATTTTTAGCAGCCACATTTGGTGAAAAAGTAAGGGTGTGGATATTTTCACCAACCGAGAACATGAAAGAAATAGGAAATATAGACATGAAAATCCTAATAAAATCAGACATGACAATCGTAATAAAATCACTTGTTTTTAGCCCAATAGAGCCAATTTTAGTCATTGGTTTTAAACATCTAATTTATCTAGTTGGGGTGGAAAAAAGCGGACTTACAGTTATTTCAACGCATACAACGGATTCCGAAATTGTTACTCTTGCATTCCATCCAACACTGCCCTTACTGGCATGCGGTCTCGCCAATTTAGAAATTAGATATTATGTCATTTATAATGACACGTTAACAGAATTAAAGTTTTTTACGTTTAAAACATCTTACCGGTTTAATCGTATTGCATTTAATAAACAATTTTTTGTAGTATGTGGTGATAATGATAAAGAAATATTTACTTATGCCATTGAGGATAAATTGTTGCACGATGTTCGTTCTATGTTGCAAACTTATAAAGATAATTATAGGACTGCAAAATTATCTCTTGTAAGAAAGGGGGTGCAAAGAGATGTTCGTGATGTAATTCTTAATAAAGCATATCCAGATGGAGATGCTTTTAAAAGTATCGAGCCATATAAAGAAATTGTAGGTGAAAAAACATTTTTAGATTTTATAGAGCTATTATCTGATACACATACACGTATGAAACAACTTGTACAAGAGTTCATTGATTTATTAAAAATTTCACCAAATTTACCTCCAGTTTTAGTTCCTTTTAGAGAAATAATAACCAACTACTATATTCCACCTCTTGATGACTCTGTTGTTATTTTTGATAGTGCAGATTATATTCAAACATGCGATGAAATAGTTCAACGTTTCATAACTGAAAATGGTTTAGATCCTGAAAGCGAACCCGTTAAAAAAATAAAAGCTATTTTTACAAATATAGTTCGCATATTAATTGAATATCAAGATACTATAAAGAGTTCGACATATATATCTAATGTATCTCCACAGTATGTAGAAAAATTACGAGCACTTAATACAACTCTCATGAGTGTGAGGAAGAATATTCAAGCTTTTACATTAGAAAAACTATTTCCATTTTTACAACAATTGTTTACATTAAATCAGAGTGCACAAAACCATTTGTTTATTAAAGATATAAATTTAAAAGAATGGTTCAAATATGCTAAAGCTGAACGAGATTTTACTATAAACAAGCTAAAATCGGAAGATCCGTCTAAATACAGTGCTGTATGGGATGATAAAGAATGGAATAAGATACTAAAAGAGCTTGCTCTAAAACGCGCTAATGCTGATGCACGTCGTCGTCAAACTAAATCACAAGGAGCCGTCGCACAAGGCGGAACAAGAAGGAAAATGCGGGCACGCACTTATAAAAAATATAGTTATAAAGGTTATAAAAAATAATTGACTCAATTGACTCGTTCATTTCATTTCATTCATTTCATTCATTTCATTCATTTCATTTCATTTCATTTCATTCCATTTCATTTGCCGCATGATGCGAATTTACAACAGCACGAATTATATTTTTCATAATCAGAGGAAGATTCAGTTACAATAGTTGTAGTAGGTACACTTACTATTTACGCAATTACATGTATTATTTCCATATTCACACGCGCATTTATAATCACACATTATTCTACTTTTTATATATATTTTATTTTATATTTTATTTTATTTTAATTAAAAATATAAAATTATTCTATCCTTCTCTCTACAATTTGCGAATGAAACTCTTTTTTAAACCTGTTAATCGCAAAACATGTTGGCGATGAAAAATGCACCCACAAGTCCGAGCAGCGCACCAAAGTGGTAATTGTATTGCATGATCCTGTAGACGCTCAACCACGCATTTTTCTGTTTATCGCCGTCAATATGAAGAATCATCCAGTCGCTTTTAGGAGACAAAATGTAATAAAAATAATTCGTCATAAATGTAATTGCGCCAACAACGCAAATGGTTGAAAATCGATTTATTTTATACGAGTTTTTAGTGGAGCTTTTCCAGAATAAGAATAAAAAGGATAATAAAAGTCCTAAACCAAATCCTGTGAAATAAATATTCCGGCGCTCATCTGTAATTTTTTTATAGATTGCTTTCTGTTTTTTAGAGAGAATTTGTGTAAACTCTTGAACGGAAGATATGCTGTCCGACTTGTACATTGTGAAAATCATTGCAACAATGAACATTGACGCAATGGTGCAACTCTTCATACAAACCATTTTTATAAGTATACTTATTATAAATATCTTTTACAATAATTCGATAATATTATTATTAATACTATTTGTAAATATAAAAAATTATTAATTAAATTAACTAAAATAGAAATTAAATTAACTAAAATAGAAATTAAATTAAAATAATATTATTATATTATTATATATTAATATTCGTACATAAAATAATATAATGAAGTTACTTTTAGGAGGTTTATACAACGGATTTTCGGCAAAATTATTGGGAGGTGGAACAGGTAAACATGGAAGCGGCGGCCCGGAAGGCGGCAGCGAGCGCGAAATGACGCGTCTTACGCTTAGAGAAGCATGGAACGGTGAAGCCGCAACTGGTACCGTGAAAAATGTAAAAGTTGCTGCAACCCCGTTTCGCGCTGTGAACAATGCCGGCGATTTATTGAATCGTCAATATTATACTTCTGGCGGTCCATCACAAATTAATTCGTTAAGAGGCGGATTAACCGGATGGAAATCAATGGCTGGTGCCGTTCAGCCGCACCCCGATAATACCGGCGTTCCTTCTTCTACGTGCAATGTGAAATACGTTTACGACAGTTCTGATTACACGAGATTTAGAAAACTGCAGGCATCGAACCGTAATTATAACGATTCTAGTTTTGGCGGAAATTTGAATAGTGGCTCTCAGTCGACATTTAGAGCATCAAAACGATTTTTTTAATTTTTTAATATATTAGATTTTTAAAATATTATTATATAATCATATTTTAAAGATATTTTTTTTAAATACGAACAATAATGAAGAAAAAACATTCATATAAAATAAAAAAAAATACACATAATAAATACAGTAAAAAAAAATATTGTAAACCAGGATTTAAGGGGGGGAAATTGTGCAAAGACGTAGGCGTTGCGGGTATCAAAGAGATTCGTAATTGGAAAAATGTTGAAAATCGTATTATAAATGCATTATCAATAAACCCAAATAAAAAAGATATATTAATACCGAACGTGGAGGGGCTTGATTATAAAATTGTACGCACTCCAAAAGGAGAAATAACTATAGGGTGTAAAAATCCATATGATACCAATTCTTACTATAATGTATTAGATCTTCCAGATAATGATCCCATTTGTACAAAAGAACAAGCACAATTTGGGGGGCTACTTTTCGGAACGCGCGCTCCTACTATTTCCCCCATTGCTCCTATTGATATTGAACCCAATTTAAAACCCCAGTACGAAAATAATGACGACCTTTCGCTAGATGTTGTCGCCGCCGCTCCTCTTGCTGCTGCTTCTCCTCTTGTTTCTCCTCTTGCTGCTGCTTCTCCTTCCGACGACGACTTTTTGTTTGATGTAACCGATAAATCTGATTCAAAATCACGTGAAAATTATATATTAGAAAGCAAAGCTAGAGAAGAAGAAGATACTAGGCGAAATGAAGAAGATGTTATACGCACACAAGAGGTTTCAAGGGTGGCGGGATATGTACCTTTCATAAGACCCAGCGATTTTTTTCAACAACTTGAGGTTGTTCAAGCCGCGTTCAATAAAGGAAACACGCCACCCAAAAGTTTGGGTTTAACGTTTCTCTGCGAAGTAACAAAATATCGCGCATACCTTCAACCCGCAATGGTTAATTTATTTTATGAACTGACAGTTACTCCTAATTACTTACCCTTGTTAGGTGATGACTACCAAACATATTTATGGGAAAAAGACAATTTTCCAGTAAGCGTATTGTTGAGATGTACGAAAGAAAATGGAAAAGTGCAAGTAAGAGAAGTTTATGCAGTAACAGAAGCAACAAAATTTAAACAATTGAAAGATGGTAAATATAAAATATCACATTTGGCAAAATTTCAAACTAAATCAGATTATTATATACAAAATAAAGATATACTAAAAGAAAATGACGCACACATCGCTAGGTTGGATGCGCGACATGTAAATGTAAGTAAAGCAACAGTAGAGGAAATGAAAAAACGCTTGGTTCCTAGAATTGAAACCAACGAAATAAATATAGAATTTACACCAATTACACCAGTTACAGAATTAGAACAATATATAAGAGATAACAACAAAAACAGTTTTTCTTTAACGCGGTTACATCTTTACGCTTACGAAGAACCAAAAATTAAGAGTTTTACAAAAAGTTTTTCGACAAAAGTTAAAGGTGGAAAGAAAAGTAAAAAATTCAAGGTTAAAAAAACAAGAAAGTGTATAAAATGAAAAAATGAAAAAATGAAAAAATGAAAAAATGAAAAAATGAAAAAATGAAATATATTATAATAAAATAAATATAAATATAATATATATTTATTTTGTTTTTTTAATGCCCATAACAAATGCATGTATTGCATTATTTTATAATAATCAAGTGTATCTTATAAAAGAAAAACCTAACAGAAAAAATGGGGTTGTGGCGGAATGGTGGAATTTCCCTGGAGGCCAAATAGATCCAGGTGAATCTGCAAAAAATTCAGCGTTTAGAGAATTCGGTGAAGAAACGGGGCAACTAAAAGGGGGGTTTAATTTAGAACAATGGGCATTAACAACTGGTAATGTTTTTGAACAGTATGATTATGCTAGACCGGGTCGACCCAAACACACATCAATATTTTGGTGTGTTTGTACAGTTCAACCAATATTTCAATTCAGAAAAAATGATGAAACAACACAAGGATTATGGTGCGACGTAGATAATTTGCCAAGCCCCTTAAAATTTGAAAGCATTACAGAATTAATAAGAAATCTTACATCTAAAAAACGTTTGGGGATAAGAAGCGCGTTTAGCGCATTTGAACCGCCATCACAAGGGGCCTCGGCAGCAGCATGGAGAAATCGCGGCGATGGCAGAGTGGGAACAGCAGCAGGAGCAAGCGCATTTGAACTTCCTCCACCAACTTATGAAGATTCTCTTGATTGTGAGGTGCTTCCACACCAAATCAAATCGATGCCATATAACTATGAGGATTCGCTTAAAAAAGCACTTGAAAGATCACTTCTAGATCAAGGTGGGGGGGGGGGAAGAAACTATAAAAAATTAAAATCGTTAAGGAATTCAAAATATTCAAGAAATTCAAGAAGAAATTCAAGAAGAAATTCAACAAGAAATTCAACAAGAAATTCAAGAAAGTCAATAAGAAATTTAAGAATGAATTCAAGAAAGTTAAGAATAAATTCAAAATAAATTATTAAATTTTTATACATTTTTAATTTTAGGTAAATCGACTACGTATCCATACGCTTCATCTAGATATTTCACTCTTAATTTTCCATTCTTTAAAATAGATAAATTTACAAATCCATTTTTTGAATTATCCAATTCAGGTTCGATTGTGGTAAATGTTTTATTTTTTTTATCATATATTGCAATCGTGTATTCTTCGGCGTTGTCAAACTTGTAATTCCAGTTCGCTTTCAAGGCAACAATACAAAAATGTTTAACATTAGATTTTTTTACATCTGTTATTTCGTATTGTAAAAAAAAGGGTCCATGCTCCATTTGTTCTAATTTTCCACAACCGTCATTTTTATATAGTTTATGATTTTTTATTTCCCATATTGTTCCGATTTTCATAGATAACTATTATTTTATTTATATATTTAGTTTATATAAATTTTTTTTAAAAAATAAATATTTATATAAACTAAATACAAGATACAATTAATAATGGCATTCAAACTTAAATATAACTTTAACGGTCCTCCCGATAGTCACGTATTAATAAAACAACGCGGCAATAATGCAACGCTTAGCAGCGTTAACCCAATGCCCCAACAATTTTATCCGTCATCTAATGACAGCGTTTTTGCAATGGGTCGGCGCGCATTTGTTCAAACAAAAGGTCAACCCAATACCAATGGATCTAATAACGCAGACAATACAGACAATAAAGTTGCCGGGACAGTTCGGGGAAATTTTGGCACAACATTTAATCAAATACCTCCTCACAAGCGGACGGGACTTGTCGGCAAACCGATAGCATTTCCTCAAGACAGTTCGCAAAGAATTGAGCGTCTTAAAAATAATGCAATTGGTGCAGGAAGTATGAAGGTAGGTTTAGCAACAAATGCACCCATGTCATTTAAAAGCAATGACACAACAAGTCGAAATGATGCGATAAGACGGTGTCGCGCAGGCGGGTGCGTGGCACCGAAAAAAAAAGGCGCAAATAATTCATTCAAATCCGGAGGAGGTTCTACATGTACCGGTGTAGGCAATCGACAAATTTATGCTCCATAAATTTAATAAAATTATAAAAATTATAAAAATGTAAGTAAATATTTAGAAAATAGAATTGATATTTTTTTCATTTTCTTTATTTATTTCATTTTTTTAAATGTGTCATTTTTTTTTATTTTATATAATAAATATATATATACGTAATTTATAATTTATTATAACTATTTTATTATTTATTAAAAATGGTTAAAAATACATTAAGACGTTCAAAAAGTAAATATGGAAGGACGCGGCGCCAACGAAGAAAACAAAAGCGTATGCGCGGCGGATTTGGATTTAATGATCTGATAGGTGTATTTCAACCTAAAACACAAGAAGAAAAATGTAAAGAAGCCCAACAAGAAGCTGAAAATATTTGTAATAAAGCAGAAGAACAACCTCTTTCAGATTCTTCAACAGATTCAATGGAAAAACAACAAGAACAACAAGAACAACAAGAACAACAAGAACAACAAGAACAAGAACCTTTAGACAAAAA